CCATAGTGGGGCTCCGTGTCCAAAAACAAAACGACTTACTTTTGGAAGCTTTTGTACTGTCCTAGTACTAAGCCTACATTGTAAGTCATTAAATTAAAGGAGAATAGTCTCATGTATTTATCACGGTTGCGTCAGCGTCATTCCACGCACAAAGGTTGTAGTCGATTTCAAGTTACCAATGGTACGGGAGGTTTAGACCTCCTCTATACTTCGGCATACGAGAATATCGGCGAAAGCCAAGTAGTTCTAGATCATAGAACCAAAGGCTATAGACCCGGCAGGATAGCGTTGCACGATTGTGATATGAGAAAAGTTGTAGCAGTTTCATCGCCGACCGAAGTAAGCTGGTCGGGTAAGTATGGTGCGATTGTTGCAGCCCACGTTTATGGTGATTGTCTCTGTCATGCATGGGCACCAGCGAATACTACCTCCAGTTTAATCTGGGATAGTTCATTGGAAGCTCAAGCATTGCAGGCGGCTTATGCCGATTATACGACACCGCAGTTGGACGTGGGAATGATGTTGGCGGAAGGGGCGTCGACGTTACGTCTCCTTGGAAGTCCCTTTAAAAGCCTGGCCAAATTAGGTGCCCAATTTTGTAAGGGTATACCGAAAAAGTCAGGTGGAAGACAGCGTCTCATTGATTTCGTCTCGGATAAATGGCTAGAATACCGTTATGGTGTTCTGCCGTTATTGTCCGATATAGATGGAATACGATCGCAGTTCAACGCGAAAGTAACAACGAGACCTCCTTTCTTCCGTACGCAAGGGCATGCCAAAACCGAGTACAGCAATACAGTTATGCTGGCTGGGTATCAAACCATAGGATATTTCCGTCTTTATAGACTAAAAACGACCTACCATAAGCAACAGGCTAACGCCGTTTGCTATTGGAGAAGTCGCTATAATGATAGAAATGGGTTTGGTGCAGGCATATACGACATTCCTAATTTAGTTTGGGAACTAGTACCGTACAGTTTTGTTTTTGATTGGTTTGTTGATGTCGGGGGATGGTTGAGAACAATCCAGCCACACCCTACAACTGAATACCTGGGAAACTCCGTCAGTCAGAAATGCATTGACGAGACCCATATAACTCTTGACCATGCTGAGATAAGTCTCACTGGCAAGAAAGGTATCACAGTTCAGTCAGAAGGTTCGTACACGGAAACGCGTACGGCGCTGATGCGACAAACAAACCGCGAGATTCCCACAGGCCCCTTAGTCTCACCCTTGTTCGACGTTGAAAATATCCAACATGTGTTGGATGGCGTCGCTCTAGGATATGGTGCTGCAAAACGTAGCTGGCCGAAGCCTCCGCGGGGTCTCCCCCGTAAGGTTATTCCGGCAACTATAACTAGAGGTCTTAATAAAATTCTATAGAAGGAACCGTGCTATGAGTATGAATAACTCAAGTTTGCTGTTCGGTGGTACCGTTGGAGTAACCGGCGGAACTGCCAAGACGTTTAAAATCGATGGCCAAAAAGTTAATAACGGCATTCATCTGGTGGAGACTGCACCCGCAGACTATCGCCTGGCGGATGGTGTTATTGCGACGGCAAAACAATCAGTGTACAACAATTCAACCGGAGAATTCTCCAAGTTTGCGCGTAGTACAAAATTGATCCGTCCTGTCATCTTAGCAAGTGGAAAGCTGGTCTTTCGTAGTGTACTTGTCAGCATTGAGGATCACCCTGAAATTTCTGCAGCAGATCAATTAAAGCTGCGTCAAGATGGGTTACTCCTTGGCTTTGATTCGGATTATTCCGATCTTTGGACAATTGGTACACTAGAATGATTTCGCCACTGTTTTGTAAGATTGCAATACTATCAGCAATCCTTTTCAACGCGGTGGTCGAGATAATTAAGCTTTACTTTTATTAGGGCGGAATTTCTCTGCCCTTACGCTTGCTGTATCTACAATTGGTGAAAACTATGTCAGATATTAAAAACAGGAGATCCCGAAAGGATTACTCCTCGGATGTGTTCATGCGTAAGCTGTGGAACAATCTAGTTAAGGATTTTAGAACCGTTACTTCGCCAGATTTTTGCAAGTCCCAAGAAAGATCTTTAAGGGATGGTATTAAACAATACCGGCAAAAGGCCTGGCCGTCAGCGATGCACCTGCCTACCTTTATTTTCAAAAGGCAGTATCAAATGCAGTCGCTATTCAAACGGTACAGATTCGATCAAGATTTATACAACGGAACGGAACTAGATGAGCTTACTGATAGTAAGTTTGTCAAATGCCAAGTACGACTTGCTTCAACGCCTTTGAACTTGGGTTCGTCAATGCGTGGTTTATCCACACTTGATGTTATCCAAAGGGCACGACATATTATTTCCAGAATATTAGGAGACTATGATGTCGAGGAGCATTTGAGTCTTTGTCGGTTTGGGAAACGTGCATCGGTTGGCTGTTCGGCCGCATCTTCATATATCGATTTGAAGCTTACAGCAAAGCAGTTAACTGGATCGCATGACCACATAAAATGGATGAGAACCGTTTACCTGCCACAGGACCAAATCCTAGCGGGTCTTCTCACACAGCGCGCCGACAACGGCACCATGTGGGAGGTATGTGAATCCTTAAAGCAAACTAACGTAGCAAAGTCTTACAAGTCCTATCGCGGCATCTGTCCCAATACGTTGATTGGGTCGTTTTACACCTATGGTCTTGGTAGAGTTTTCCAAGATCGGCTCGAAGCTGAGGGCTTGGACATCCGTTTTTTACAGGATGAACACAAGTTCTTGGCTCGGGCTGCAAGTGTAGATCGCAAGAAGGCTACAACAGACCTCTCTGAGGCGAGTAATAGCTTTTATGCGGATGTCGTGAATATGTTGCTTCCACGTAAGTGGTACAAAGTTACAAAATTGGGCAGGTTAGATAGAGTTGATTTACCTACCGTAAAGGATGTGAAGTTAATGTCCTTTATGACGATGGGGATCGGGTTTACCTTTCCGTTGCAGACTTTGCTCTTTTATGGTCTTTTACAGGCCATAAGAGAACTGCTCCACCTGAAAGGACGTATTAGTGTGTTCGGGGATGATTTGATATATCCCACAAAGATGCACGAGTGCGTAGTTTTCTTTTTCCAAGAACTACGGTTGTTGGTTAATGAAGAGAAGACTTTTGTAGAATCACCCTTCAGGGAATCGTGCGGCGGCGATTATCACCGCGGCATTGACGTTCGACCCTTCCAACCGGAAGGCCAGAGCGGGCAGTTGACCCGAGCACCCTACTTAGCTTTTATCTATAAGACAATCAACGGCTTGAAAGATCGCTGGGATGATAGTGAAATACCTATCACCCTGCATTGGTTAAAGCGCGAAATTTTGCGAGTTACCGACAGTATCTTTCAAGTCCCATACGGCTACCCTGCATATTCTGGCATTAAAGTAAAACAGCCAGAATGTACTTGGTACGAAGGCTATGAGCCTATCGTTCGGTGTTTCATGCCGGGCGATAAAGAACCGTATATGTGGGAATTCAAGTGCTTGCGACAGTGTGCTGATAAGCGCATAGTTGCGAATCTTGACTCTTACTTCTGGGACAGCCTACGGGCCAAGTCGCAAGGTGAGGGGAGAGAACAAACGCCATTGATGGAATTTGAGAAGTCCGTTGGACGTCACATAGCCATTGATGGTTTTGTAGTGCATGGAGATCCATATGATGCCCCAGGTGAAGCTACACTCATCTGGGAAAACGTCAAGAATTACTCAAAGAATTACAGGAGTAAGTTGACGGGTAAAAGATTACAACGTAAGCGCGCAACCGTAGCGCTGAAGGGTCCCTCGCGGTTAGTTAGTAGCAAAGGTTT